CACAAAGCTATGTGTGAAATACTCGAGGGGTTTATTCATAAAAGAATAAAGCGTCTCATCATACAAGCACCGCCTCGCTCAGGTAAAAGTGAGCTAGTCTCTCGTCGTCTCCCTGCTTATATCCTTGGTGTAAACCCAGACGCATCTATCATCACTGCAAGCTACGGGGCAGAACTTGCTTCAATGATGAACCGAGATGTGCAAAGAATTATTGACACTCAATCTTATTATGATGTATTCCCCAATACCACATTGAACAGATCAAACGTGCGTACAGTCTCGCAGGGTAGCGCCCTTAGAAACTCAGACATATTTGAGATAGTCGGACACCGTGGGGTATATAAATGCGCAGGCGTTGGAGGGGCCCTTACAGGGATGGGCGGTGGTTTTTGCTTGATCGACGACCCAATTAAATCTAAAGAGGATGCCGACTCTAAAGTGATGCGTGAGAAAGTTTGGGATTGGTATACCTCAGTGCTTTATACAAGGCTTGAGAAAAATGGTTCTATTCTTCTTACCATGTGTATGACAGGAGACACTAAAGTATTAATGGCTAATGGGAAAGAAAAAATTTTAAGCGATATAAAAATAGGGGATTTAATTTCAACTTATGATAACGGTAAAATTTCAACCTCAATAGTTAGAAATTGGAAATGCAATGGTCCTGATTTTGTCTTTATGATTAAAACGAGTTCTGGTATAGTCGTCAAAGCAAATAAGAGACATCCTTTTCTTATTTATAAAAACGGGAAATTAGAATGGGTTCGACTAAAAGAACTAAGATTGAACGACAAAATGATTTGCGTCACGGAACATGGAAAGGGAAAATATGTTCATTCGATGGATGCGATAGGTCTGCAAAATGTAAAGGATTTTGCAGTTCCCATTATAACAAAACAAGATGGGCAGAAGGCCACAGGTCGCCATCGGTCAATAAAGAGTCTCGTAGGACCGCAAGGCTTAAAAGACACTATGGCATTAGCCAAGAAGACTACGATGCAATGCTTATTAAGCAAAATGGGAAATGTGCTATCTGTAATTTGCCACCGTCTAAAGAAAATGTTAGGGCACATTGGAATGGAAAGTTATGTGTCGACCATGACCACGCTACAGGAAAAATCAGGGGCCTCTTGTGTAACGATTGCAATCTCGCAATTGGATATGGAAAAACAGAAAAAACTTTTCTCTCAGCAATTGAATATTTGCGACTTCACTCTTGACTCCATTGTTGAAATAAAAAGTATAGGTCATGAAAAAGTTTATGACATACAAGTAGATCGTACTGAAAATTTTATCGCAAACGGATTGGTTAGCCATAATACTAGGTGGCATGAGGATGATCTTGCAGGACGCTTGATAAAGCTTGCTCAGACAGAAGCAGATGCGGATAAGTGGGAAGTGATAACATTCCCTGCAATCTTAGATGAGGTAACAGATAACCCACTAGACCCTAGGGAACTAGGTCAAGGCCTATGGGAAAACAAGTTCAGTCTAAAGACTCTCCATACAATGAAAGCATCCATGGGTTCCAGAGTTTGGCAGGCCCTTTATCAACAGCGCCCGACCGCACCTGAGGGAACTATCATTAAAAGGGATTGGCTTAGATTTTATCGTGAGCTACCTAAACTAGATAAAATTATTTTATCTTGGGATATGGCATTTAAAGAAAGCGACTCAAGTGACTATGTGGTAGGGCAGGTTTGGGGTGTAAAAGGTAGCGAGTATTATTTGATAGATCAAGTCAGGGATAGAATGGACTTTCCAAAAACTATCATGGCGTTCAAGCTTCTAACAAAGGCCTATCCTGAAGCTGCGGCTAAACTTGTAGAGGCTAAAGCAAACGGGCAGGCAGTGATAGACGTACTCAAAAAAGAAATCTCTGGCATCATACCGATAGACCCAAAAGACTCTAAGGAGTCGAGGCTATCAGCTATAGCGCCCTTATTTGAAGCAGGAAATATTTACTACCCAGAAAATAAATCATTTACTCATGATAACATTGAAGAGCTTATATCATTTCCGAAAGCGCCACACGACGACACTGTAGACGCGACCTCTCAAGCTGTGGCATACTTATCGAAGAACAAGGGAAGTTCGTTTTCAATTGGAGTGATAAAAAGGTGATCGCTAAAGACTATCTGAAATTCATTCACCAACGAGATAAATATTTAGAAGAGTACTTGCGAAAGACTCATCTAAAACAAGCCGACTCTATACGAGCGTGCTTCGAGGACGTGATCTCTTTCATTAATCACCTATACCCAGAGGCCATTAGAAATCAGTTCACCTCACAGGGTAAAGCTGCCCTTGACCATTTATATTTCAGAATAGATCAACGAATGGAATACCTGACCATGCAGCTTGCAAATGCCATGGATAAGCTAGGTCAGAGAACCTATATCTTGACCTATGCCTCGGAGTATGATGCCATTTCAAAAGTAAAAAACATCACGGGGCAAATAAAAACACCCGACTATTTAAGTCAATACGAAAGATTTTTTTCCTCATACTCTCCAACTATTTTTACCCTCACTGGAAAGATCAAACAGAAAATCCAAACAAGCTATGTGATCGACCGCCCACTGGACGAGCTAAACTCGCAAATTCAAGATCTCTTACCTAAGACTGCCAAAATAAAAAGAGAGTTGATAAAGCTACAAGAGGCAGGCAAAAGACTAGATCAAATTAAAGTAAAAGATGAGTCGCCTATCACATACGACTTTATACCAGACGAGATATGGTACGATCTTATAAACGAATATAAGAGTGAATATATTTCACCATACCGAAATAAAACAGATGCAAATGGAGAGTTTTATAAGGTCGATGATAAATATGTTTGGCAGGTGGAACAAAAAACAACCGAAGACTTTTTAAAAGAAGTGAAAAAGGGCAGCAAGCAAGCGGCTAAAGATCGGGGCATATCTGACTTTATTTGGATTGCAGTACTTGATGATAGGACTAGGGATTTACACCGCATGTTCCATGGTAAAACCTCAACCGAAATTAAAGATGAGTTTGAGTCCGAATACAAGTATGATAAAGAGGGGGGCTTAAATCCTAACTATGGTGAGGTCGCCCCTGCAGGCTTTAATTGTAGGTGTCGTAGCGTTCCCTTTTTTAAAGAACTAGAAGAAGACCGCGAAAATCTTATAACGGATGACTTCGCAACTTGGATGGAAACATGAATAGAATTTCAAAAACATTAAATCATAAAGTTTTTGACGAGAAAAAATACGAGCTTGATTTTAAATTTGAACCATGGCAGTCAGGTCAGTCTCCTTTAACCATTCACTCATTGCCTTGCCTCATCCGTTATATGGAGAGTGAAGAGGGAAAAAACTGTCAGATCGAAGCTAGGTTTTTAGAGTGGGATAAAAAAGATAAAGTCCTCAAGAAAAATAGAACTAAAAACCGTGAGACTTTTATCAAGTTAAACAAGCGCGATGATATAGACTTTAAAGAGTCAGACACCTTCGCAATGGACGCTTTCGATTATACTAATGGTTCAGTTGGTGAAGAGACTATTCCACTTCTGGGTGGCCCCTTTTCAAAAAATCTTTATTATCTTGACTATATTAGGATGGCGAATTCTGGTTTTTTTGCCTACCATAACGACCCATTCGTTCACAGGGCAGTTCAGCTTATAAAGCATTTTACCTTAGGTAGAGGTTATAGAATTGACTGCGAGGATAAAAAGGCGCTCGCGATATGGGAAGCTTTTAGTGAGCTAAATGATTTTGATGCGCAAATGGAGAGTGTCGCGATTGAACTACCTATCAATGGTGAGGTTATGTTTTACTGGCTAAATGCAGGCGAGAAAAATATCACTTACCAAATCCCAAAAGAAGAAATTCCCGTGGCGCTCATGCCTCGAATTCGTTTGATCGACCCTAGTACTATCTGGGAAATTGTTACCTATCCTGAGGACATAACAAGAGTACTTTTTTATCAGCAAGTTTTCCCGACTCAATACCAAATATATACAGCACAAGATGTCCCTAGTTCTAAGTTTATTTATCAGCAGCTTCCTGCAGAACAGGTCGATCATTATAAGATCAATTCATTCCATAACGAAAAACGTGGACGCTCAGACATTTATGCAGCTCTCGGTTACTCTAAAAGACTAAGAGACTGTGTCAACTATGCATTGATTAAAGATTTAAAAAATAGCTCATGGGCAATCGACACGACCATCGAGGGTTCACAAGAAGATATCGACTCTTATATGAAAGCTCAGGTTGAATTAGGGACTGTCCCACCTGCAGGGTCCGAGTTTGTTCATTCGGATAAAATCACTCGTGACTATCAGACGGCAAGCGGTTCCTCAACCTCAGATGCAAACTCTTTCGAATGGGCGCTATCGTCTTTTTGCTCAGGCGTGGGCATCCCCGTAAGTTATTTCGGGACTCATTTACAAAACTCTGGCACGCGCGCGAGTACGATAGTCTCGACCGAACCTGTAGCTAAATTGTTTGAGGATAGACAAAAGCTTTATGAGAAAATTATTTTAAAAACGTCTAGGCGACTTTTTAAGATGCTAGGAATAGATGCCAGACTTGAGGTGTCTTTCCCTGAGATCATAACACAAGACAGGTCTGTAAAATTGAAAGATCTTGCTTTAGCTAAAAGTGAAAAATGGTTTAGCGAAAAAAGATGCGCTGATATGGCAGCTAAAGAATTTAACGTCACTGATTTTGATTTTGAGAAAGAGCAGCTTGATATGACACCTACAGAGGAACCAGATCAAGTGACCTCAAATGATAACCCCTTATCAACTTCTGCTCTCACATCACTTGATAAAAAAGATATTAGGAGTCAGAATGTATAAATCACCTGAGACAGTTGAGGACGTTCTTCAAAATCCTAAGCTGTACGGGCTTAGACCACTTGACGAGTATTTGAAAGGCAAGGGGAACTTAAACGCTAGGCTATCAACAGACGACGCTAAGCTTGCCCGTGTTGATAAATCGACTCAGGTATTTAGAAATGGTGTAAAAAAACATATCTATTATTTCGAGCATTATAAATGTAGATCGCTCGAAGAGGTGCAAATGATATGTGCAAATGAGGGCATCCCCTTTGGTAAACTCGAGATCAAACCTCAGATCATACCAGACAGGAATGACCCAGATAAGTGTGATCTTTTAATAAGGTTCGAGAGGCCTCTCTCGATGCTATTAGGGATAGTATGAAAAACAGAATTTTTAATTGTAAATTTTTAGAGTATGAGGGCGAGCTAAGCGAGAAAGGCGGCTTTAGAACTATCCTAATCCAAGAGGGGATAGGCAATTTAAGGGACGCATTTTACTACTCAAGAGAAGCTCTACAATACGCTGTAGACAATAAAGTTTTTGAGGGTAAAAAGATTTTTGCCGATCATCCGAGTACAGAAGAAGAAGAAACAAGGCCTGAAAGATCTGTAAAAGATGTGTTAGGACATTTTGAGAATATAAAGCTTGAAGAGATCAATGGCAGGGCAATGATAACAGGGACTGTTCGAGTTCCGCAAGGCCCATCTTTTGATTGGGTACGGTCTACCTTTGGGCATGCAATTGAGTATTCAAAAAGATATCCTGATAAAGATTTTATAGGACTAAGCATAAATGCAAGTGGTGATGCTGAAGAAATTTCGATGCATGACCTACTTAAAATTGCACCTATCGCAACTCATGAAAAAATTATGAAAGCGCAGGAACAAGGCATTGAACAGGCAAGGATAACAAAAAAAATAACCGATGCAATTTCTTGCGATCTGGTCACGCAAGCTGGTGCAGGCGGCAAGGTATTATCTCTTATTGAAAAGGAAAAAATTATGAATAAGAAGCGCAAGGAAAGCGAAGAGACTAAACAAGCACAAGGCCCAGAGAACCATGGCGACTATGCAGCAGATGTAGAGCTTATCAAGCAAATGATTGATAAGTACATGGGCGACGATAAAGCAAATGTAAACGAAGCTGAATACCAAAAAACTTCTGAGGCCTATACTGAAATGGGTATGGAAGCAGAAGAGGCATATCAAGCTGCAGCTAAACATTTAAAGGCAGCGTCTATCCTAGCTAAAAAATCAGAAGCAGATAAAAAAGATGAGCTATCTGCAGAAGAAAGAACTAAAAAAGAAGCTGAGGAAAAAGAAGCTTGCGATAAAAAAGAAGCTGCAGACAAAGAAGAAGAGAAAGAAAAAAAAGAGTCAGATGATAAAGATGCGGACGATAAAGACACTGAGAAAAAAGAGAGTAGCGTAAGCCTTGTTTCTCGTATTGCCTTTCTTGAGTCTGAGTTAGCTAAACGTGACCTTAACGATCACATCGAGTCAACACTCTCCAAAAGCGGAATGAGCAGATCTGCCACTAAGCTTTTTAAAGAGAGCATCGGAACAGTAAAAAGTAAAAAAGAGTTTGATCGTCTTTATAAAACTTTTTCAGAGGGATTTAAAGCAGGGAACGTCGGTGAGGAGTTTTCTTTTAGTCCTGAGAAAGTAGTAAACGAGAGTTCAAACGAAACAATTTTTGACCTAAGCAATTGTAAGGAGTAATTAATGAAAGTATTAAATAGAATTGTAAAAACAATCGCGCAAAATTCTTTGTTCGATGACGCTTCTAATGTTATAGATGCCACAGTTACATTCGATCAAGGCGATTTACTATGCCTTGACACTGGACTACTTCGTAAAGTAGGCGCTGCAGATGATGGTACAAAATTCGTAGGAATTTCTCGCCAGTCAATCGTGCTTGGTAAATTAAAATCACCATATACTACAGACGTTGACGCTTCTGTAGCTGCAACACACATTGCAGGACCTGTATTCAACGTAAACGTAAAGCTCGTGGCTAAAACTGGCGACGCTTTCGCTACAGGTTGCAAGGTTTATCTTGACGGTGCATCGGGTGCATACCACATCACAAGCACAGCAGGCGCTAACACTGCTATTGGTATTTATCAAGGTGCAACTATCGCTGCAGCATCTGCAGGACAAGAAGTTGAAGTTTATCTAAAGCAAAATGTACTTTAATTAGGAGTGAACAATGACAACATTAAGAGAAAATAACGCTAAGAAAATTGAGAAAGTTCTAAAAACATCTCCAGAACAAGTTGAGATGCGCGAGAGTTTCAAGCGTCGTTTCGGTTATGAAATGGATAACGCTGAAAAATTTCCATTCGAAGACATCAACCTTAAGAAAATGAAAGAAGCAGTTGGTGCAAAATTTTCTGAAGCAGATGCCTCTACAGCATTCGTTCAATTGCTACGCGCAGGCGTTCAAACAATTGTAAACAATATGTATAACACAGTACCGACTTCTTTCGAGTCATGGACTACTGTAGTTCAATCTAAAAAGAAAGAAGAATTGTATGCACCTCTACAGGGAATTGGTTTTCCTCGCGAGATCGCAGCACAAGGTAAATATCCTGAAACAGGAACAGCAGGACTTGATATTAAACTTACAAACCGTAAGTATGGTTCAATGTATTCTGTAGAAATGGAATTAAACGAAGACGATCAAACAGGGCAAATTCAAACTCAGGCGAAATTGCTTGGCGAATACATGAAACAAGTTTTAGAAGTACTTTGTATGGGTAAACTTGCATCTGTAAACAACATGGAATATGCAGGATTTCAAGTTCCAAAAACTGAAACTCAACCAAGTGATGAGGCAACTTATCCATGGTCAACTACCCTAGTCGGTGGCGGTGCAAACCGTCCTGCAGCTTACGGTGCATTGACTCAAGCAAATATTCAAAACGCTTTTATCGGTTTGAGAAAGCAAAAAAATATCCGTGGTCTTAAAATGGCAGTAGACCCACGTACGCTTTTGATCTCACCAACATATGAATTTGATGCCGCTATTCTTGCAAACTCATCATTCTACCCATCTGCCACAGGTGCTTTAGGTGGCGGTTCTGTAGGACAGATGAACGCTATCAACCCAATCCAAGGAAAGTTTAACACTGTAACTTCATACTTCATGTTTAAGAATGATGGGACAGTTGATGGTGACTCTAAAGCTTGGTATTTAATGGACTCAAGCAAACCATGGTTCGTAGCTCAGATTAGAGAGGCGACTACTGTGATCGCAGAAAATCCACAGTCAGGCGCTTCATTCGATCAAGATATCATCCGTTTTAAAGCTCGTATGAGAGGTAACGCTGATTTTATCGACTCAAGATTTGCATGGCAGGGTAATAACGGTTCTGTCTGATAATATTTTTTCCAAGGTGGGAGGGGCGACTCTCCTACCTTTATTTAGGTGAGACATGAGAAAAAAAGAAAAATTGCAAACCCCTTTAGATGATATCCCTAAACCTATCTTGGTAAACTTAGAACCTGTAAAAAAGTTTAGGTCTTCTGAGCTAGTAGGGATATACGAAAAAAACTATTTAGTAAAACAGCTTAAAGAGGCATTCCCAAATGAACAGCGCCTTTGGTATGTAGCGGAATATTGGGAATGGCAGAAAGTTTATATTGACCACTTAAATTTTGAGTGTGAGCGTGAAGACCTAGAAATAAAAAGAGTAGTCATGGAAACACACGGTTTACATTATGAGGTGATAGCATGACTTGGAGTACAGCAGTACAAGATATAAGGGCGCTACTATCAGACAGGTCGGTCGATAAATTTGCTTGGAAAAAAAGAGTAGTAGGTATAACCGATGGGGTCAACACAAGATTTAAGACCTTTGAGTTTAGACGTGTGAGTCCATTCGTAGGGGCAACACTCCCTATAGGCATATTCGTAAATGATTTAGCTGTAACAGTCGCGAGTGAGTCACTCGTTACAGGTGAATTTGTTTTATCTGTAGCACCAACTGAGGGCAGCAGGATTGAAGCTACATACTATCATCAATGGTTTGAAGACGATCAACTGCAAGTCTTTCTAACAAGAGGTGCTGAGTTCTTAGGGTATACGGACTATACGACTATCGAACAAGGTTTACGTCCTGCTTGTTCTGAATTTGCAAAGGCCGAGGCCTATATCGAGCTATCAGTTCGGTATGCTCGTATGCTATCTGAAAGTTTTATGATGGAGGACTTGCCGAAAGAGTCAACCAAGGCAGCGATGGAGAGTTACCAAAAGCTTGCCGATATGTGCAGAAAAAATGCAGAACTTTTAATGAAAAACTTTTATACAAGGCAAGGTCGATCACTTGCCCCAAATTTTGGGAGTATTGCAGGGAATGTTAGACCCGTAAACCCTGCTAAATAATATGGCTAAACAAATTGCCCTATCCACTATTAAAAATGATATAGCTTCTCGATTAACTAAAATGATCGAGATGGCAAATAATTTTGAACAGACATGGACTAGAAATTTAAAGCCTCGCTATCAGAACTATCAGATGAGACGGTGGAAAGCTCAGGGCGCTATAGGTGAACTAGGTAAGTGGAAACCTTTAAGTCCTCGCTATGAGGCTTGGAAAAAAGGGCCTACATCTAAAGCGCAACACGGGGGCAAGTTTATTTTAATTTTACATGGCGCTCTCATTGAGTCAGTTATAGGCATACGCGCGTACTCGGGCGAGGGTGTGAGCTACTACAGGGAAAAAGTTGAGAAAGATAATGTCCAAATTTCTACAGCGCTACCCTATGCAGGTTATGTTGACAGCGTGAGGACATTTACTAAGTACGATAAAAAGTTCATAAATGAAATGAAGAAAACTTTATTGAAAAGTTTAAAGGTCGGGGCATGAGTAGGCAGCTTGCAGAGAGAGTGGTTGATTTAGTATTGAACCAAATTAGAACGAATATAGATGCCGTCCTTGTAGCCCTAAGGACTGATAGGAATGACCCTAGAATTTCAACTGAAAAGCCTGCGAGCTATTATATATCTGAGAAGATAACATCGGCTTTAAAGACCCCTGCTGTATTTGTTATTTGTAAAGATATAGACTTTCAAAAAGAAATTAAGGGCGCTAACCATGTAAACGCAAGAGTGAATTTACAAGTCAGCGTGATAGTTGAGGATAGGGATAGCGAAATCATGACCAGAAGAAGCTATCGTTATTTATCGGCCATGCACGAGTGTCTGGACCAGATAACAATGGTCGCGGCAAATAATAAGATCAAGATAGAGACTATTGTAGACCGTGCAAATTTTTCGCCCGTGTTCACTAGTGATGATGAGCGAGGGACTTTTAGAAAAGAAGTTGTTTTAGACGTCACAGCTTTTAGTTACGAAAATTTTTAAAGGAGTAAATAATGAGTAATGCAAATATAAATCCAACTCTAATGGAACTCACACCTTGTAGAGTTACATTTAATAGTGTTGATCTTGGTGGAACGAACGGGAACGTAAAAGTTTCACTCTCCACTGAGAAAGCAGAAATTAAAGCAGATCAACTTGGAACGACGATCATTGACCGTGTTGTAAGTGGTTTTACTGTAAAAATCGAGACTGTCCTCGCTGAAATTGCAAATAAAGATAACTGGAAAGTAGTTTTTCCAGTAGCTAAAAAGGCAGGGTCTGGACCATACAATATTTATTTCGACTCTCAGATTGGAACCCACGACTACCCACTAGCTCAGCAATTAATTCTGCACCCACTAAGTCGAGTAGACTCTGATAAGGCAGGGGACTTTTTGTTTTTTAAAGCTGTAGCTGAGTCAGTGTCTGAAGTAACTTTTGGACCGACAGAACAACAAGGGCTTAAAGTGGTATGGAACGTATACCCTGATTTTAGTGTTGTTCCACAGCGCTATTTAGTACATGGCGACCCGACTATCGGAATTGTAAATGCATCTTTCGTTGCCCCTGTTTATACAGGAACAGGCAATGGTGTTATGTCTGCAGTGAGTGTAAATTCTACACTCGGTGGAACTAAGACCGAGACTATCACAGCTAAATGCCTTGGAATTCCTGCTGCAAATCAATCTAATTGGATTGTAGAGGGAACCGTCTCAGGTGTTATAGGTTATTTTTCCATAACAAGTGGTAGCTATTCTTTCGCATCTAATGTTATAAATTTTATTTTAAGTGATGGTTCTACCGACTTCGTTATAAACGATCAATTCGTTATTGCGACGACAGCGGCAAACTTCATTTAAATTTCATGTTTCACCTTTGGGGGTCTAGGTTTTAGCAATCTCCTAGGCCCTTTTTTTTCAACTGGAGAGTTAATGAAAGTAGTTGACCTAGATAAGATTTTAGTGGACGACCAGACTGTAAAGCTTCACGGTAAAAGCCACATCGTAAAACCCATGACTGCAGCTCAGCTTTTTAAATTTGCAGACTCATGGAGATCGCTAGGCCTATTAGAAAATGCAGACTATTCTAGTTCTTTTACAATCCAAAAGATTTTTGAGACTGTAAACGTGGTTATCCCGACTATAACACTTGAGGATATAGAACAATCTAACCCTGTCCAGATGAGCGCCCTGATAGCCTTTATCGTTACCATGATGACAGGTGAAAAAAAATACACCCACGAGGCAGGGGAAACACCTCAAAAAAAAACTCGATTTTTAGAGTCAATGTTACGAGTTTAGTTTGCGAAATTTGCTACATGTTCAAAATGCTGCCAAATGATGTTTTGAATTTGCCCTCAATCCAATTTTTTTCCATGCTTGAGTATGGGCGAAAGTTCAAAATGATCGACCTAAACACTCTACTAAGAGAGTTATGCGCAGTCACAGCGATTGCAATTTCTGATAAAAAATACCATGATGAGCTACGGGGTTTTTATCAGACGGCATTGCTTGATAAAACAGAAGAACCAAGCGAAAATAAAGAGATGCTAAAAGAACCAACTGGACTAGATGGGCATGAGGCCTTTGCAAGGATAAGTAACATGGTGGCCATGTATGGCAGATGAGAAAGTTGTATTTGGGTTAGACCTAGACTCTAAAGATTTTATTAAGGGGCTAGGTGAAGCTCAGAATTCTTTAAAAGAAATGGCCCAGACTAAAAGTCTCGACTCTCTCGCCTCGTCTTTTTTATCCCTCACTCCAGTTATAGCAGGGATAGGCCTAGCACTATTTGCTTTAAAAAAGACTTTCGATTTTGCAGAAGAAGCAGAACAAATAAGGTTAGTAGAAAATCAGTTTGAGGATTTATCCGAGTCAATCGGTGTGTCTGCTGACACTTTAAAAAATGGATTGGTAAAATCAGCAAATGGTTTAGTCGATGTTACAGATCTTTTAGGGATTGCAAACAAAGCTTTTATATCACTTGGAACCAATGTAAAAAGACTACCTGAAATAATTGAATTAGCTACCAAGGCGACTAAAATTTATGGTGGGACTACAGAAGAAGTCACCCAAAATATTGTAAAAGGTATTTCTTTTCAAAATCAGAGGATGCTTAAGCAGTACGGGATAGTCGTAGACACCGATAAGGCATACAAGGCATATGCTAAATCAATTGGTGTGACCGTAGGGCAACTAAGTGAGCAAGGTAAACAGCAAGCTTTTTTAAATGCTACCCTCGATCAAGCTGCTAAAAAATATGCTACGGTAAACGTAGAGTCTACAGCAATTTCAAACGCTGCCACTCGTGCGAAAGTAGCTTGGAAAGATGCCTTTGAAGCATTCCTCGCATGGTTCACTAAGACCGAACCAATTTGGAAACGTATTTTTGGTAACCTAGAATACTATGGAGAGTTGGTTCGAAAAGTTTTTAATACTACAGAAGAAGAAAAACAAGAAAAACAACTCCAAAAGCTACAAGAAAAATGGTTAGAACTAGATGCCACTATAGATAAAATTGAAAAAACAAAGCGTGAGGGTGCTACAGCTCATAACCTACAAGCAGAAAATGAAATAGCTTATCAAACCAAACTGCGTGATGCGGTTATGGAACAAATAAAAGCTATCAATGATTTAAATGCTGAAAAAAATAAAGCTAAAACACCTGTAGAAGAAAAAACAGAAGCGAAAGAACAGGACACAGGGATTGACTACGAGAAGAGACGTCAAGACGAGGCTAAGTTTAATGCCGATGTTTTAGCTATGAGGTCGCAAAGGGCAGCTCGTGAGCAAGATTTAGTGACCACTACCGAGCAGGCCGATCGTATAATGAGCGAGCGAAAGCTACTAATGGAACAACAATATTTTGCACAGGTTGAACAACTAAAAGCTAATCAAGATATAACAGATCAACAGCGAAATGAATTAATTTATCAGACTAAAATGGACCTGAACCAAAAGCTCGCACAGCTCGAAGACGAGAGGGCAAACAACCACGCGCGCGCAGAAGATAACATGGTTCGAAAGTCTAAAACCGCTAGTCAAGGAATGTCATCTGCATTCAACCAAATGTCCCGAAAAAATGAAAGAGACTTAAAAAATTGGGGTAAAACTGGACAGATGGTTGCAAATTCTTTTGCAAATAATATGACCTCAGCTATCCAAGCATGGGCAGACGGTTCTAAGTCAGCGAGTGAAGCGATCAAAGGCTTTATGTTTGGCTTGATCGCGGACACAGCAGAAGCGAAAGGTCGTGAAATGCTACTCGCAGGGATTTACCCACCGAACCCCCCTGCAATTTATGGCGGTGTTGGTTTGATCGCTTTATCTGCAGTCCTACGTGCTAAATCAGGGGGCAGTAAAGGTGGCGGTATAGGCGACACGGGCGGCGGCGGTGGCGGTGCAGGCGGTTCCTCGATTAATATTCCAGAGACACCACAACTAGAAAAACCAGAAGTTGAGGCGGCTAAAAAAAGAAGTGTGACAGTCAATATTCAAGGCAATGTTTTAGGTAACGACAGCTTTCAGCGCGAGATAGTTGAAATGATAAGGCGAGAGGGCGACGCTACAGATTTTAAATATTTTCAGGTGCAGGGGTAGGGGATGGCATTAACTGATAAAAGTTTAATAACATATGGCCTACAAGTTACCACAAGCAATTCCTCGCTTGACTTTAAATCAGCTATCGGTGGACCTACTCGCCTCGCTACTTTAAGCCTAGGGTTCTATTCAATCACTTCTCTTTTAGATGAGGTTATCAGGGCAATGCAAGCAGCAGACCCGACTGCTTTATATTCTTATTCGGTTGATAGATCGCTAAATAATGGTCGAGAAAATAGAGTAACGATATCAACTAATGGTTCTTACCTATCCCTTTTGTTTGGTTCTGGACCTAGAAATGCTTCAAGTGTCGCGCCCCTATTAGGATTTGCAGGAATAGATAAAACAGGTAGCACGAGTTACCAAGGCCTATACACCATAGGAACCTCTTTAGTTCCTGACTACATTGGCTATAACTATGTCGACCCTATCGCAAACCAACTCATACAGGGTGCTAAATTGGTGTCAACTTCTGGACGTAAAGAAGCTATCGTTTACCAAATAATGAAATTTTTAGAAGTTGAATTCAGATATGAAAAAAAGATCAACCTTGTAAACTGGCAGGCATTTTTTAACTGGGCAATACAACAAAGGCCCTTTGAAATTAAGCCAGAGATATCAGACTACAATAATTATTTCGATGTAACCCTCGAGCGCACAGGTAAAGATCAAAACGGTATGGGCTTTACAATGGCAGAAATGCTTCCCCAATTTCCAAACTATTATCAGACGGGAAAGCTTACTATGAGGGTGAACGTAGTGGGTGGGGAATTTATTTTACCGTAAGGAGAGTTTATGGCAGGAGTGATAAACGGGCAAGCAGTAGACGCGCCAGTTACCAATGCAGCTTTTATTGCAAGAAATGGCGACAGTGACACACTCGCAAAATTGACATTGAACGATCAAGACGTCTCTCTCGTCTCGGGAACTCAAATTACAAACACTCAAAGGGAATTCAATGCCATTTGGAATTTCTTAGGCGGTGTTGTAAACCAAGTAAAAACTTACTTACCCACTTGGGGTTCCAATCGCTACGGTGCGACCACTGATAAAATTCAAACTAGAATAGAACAGATAGATCAATACAGCGCGACTCTTATAGACGCGCAAACAATTTCAAAAAGGAACGCGATAAGATATTCTATCGTGTTTGGTAAATAAATATGGCGACTTTAAATACAGTTTTGGGTCTAACAGAGACGACTATCATACAAGCAGGGGCAGGCTTTACCTATGCCGTCACATCACTCACCTTTTGCAATACTTCAGCGAGTGATGCAAACGTAACTATATATCGTTATCCTACAGGGGGCAGCGCCTCGAATTCTACCACTATAATGAAGACCCTTGTTATCCCTACGGGTGACACTTTCGTATGGGAATACAAAGCGCTACTAGCACCGCTTGATAAAATTTCTGGGATTGCAAGCGCTGCAACTTCTATAACTGTAACCTCAGATTATTTGGACATCACATGAGTTTAAAGACAGTCAAGAACAAAAGAACCTCAACTCTCCAAGCTTTAAAAGATAGCGTTGACGTTGTATTGACTGTCAACCAAATGAAAGCTCTTTCTTATATTCAACCAGATCAAATTTATTTTTGTAAAGCAAACGAGTCATTTTATCGCTACGAACCAACGGCTTTAAATGCGATCACACCCGACGACCTCTACATTATAGCTGTAACCTCAGACGTAAATGCAAGGTGGAAAGCAGTAGCAGGGAAATATAGTTATGAGTCGAGCTACTATGATTTTATCGGCTTTAAAGAAACGCCCTCAGGACTCGTGAACGGTTCAAACACAAGCTATGCTTTATCGTCCACCCCTATTAGTGGAACCATAATAGTTTTTATAGATGGGACAGCTTTAAAGGCAAGCGATTTTTCATACTCAGACCCCAACGTAGTATTGACCACACCCCCTGCATTCGGGCAATCAATCGAAGTTTACTACCTAATTAATAATGGTAGGACTGTATTTGTTAATACAACTAACTACAATTTTCTTTATCACCAAGTAACAGCAGGTGAAATTATTTCAAAAAACTTTACCTTACTCGTAGCGCCTGCCATCCCTGCAAATACGATAGTTGATGTAGTAGGCGGTGTTCCTCAAAGGTATGGTGCAGATTTTTCTATAACAGGAACTACTTTTAATTGGAATGGTCTAGGCCTAGATGGGCTTTTGATCGCAGGAATGTATTTAAGAATATCTTATTTTTCATAAGGAAGTGTTAAATGACTAAATTAGTGAATGAGTTTATTGAAGTTGGTGCAGTTGATGATAGATCAATTAAGCTACGAAATAATAATTACATGGTGGCAAGAAATGCTGCAGATACTGCAGACATTTCAGTTATTAAACTAAACGCCTCAGATCGAATCGAATTACCGACTGTTCCTCAAGTGACTGCTGACCCTGCCACAGGTAACGACCTTACTAGACAATCATGGGTAAATACTCAGCTAGGTAACTATATTCCTACATCTCAAAAGGGTGCAAACTCAGGGGTTGCAACACTTGATGGTGGTGGAAAAATCCCTGCGACTCAGCTACCAAATTCCGTTATGGAATATAAAGGTAACTGGGCAGCGTCTACTAATACACCCACACTTGCAGATGGAACAGGAAATGCAGGGGATGTTTATAAAGCAAGTGATGCAGGAACAGTTGATTTTGGCGCAGGAAATATAACCTTTGCAGCAGGTGATTTTGTTATCTATTCAGGTTCAGTTTGGGAAAAATCAATCAACTCAAATGCAGTTGTAAGTGTAAACGGTCAGACAGGGGTTGTGGTCCTTACTACAACAAACATTTCTGAGGGAACCAATCTTTATTTTACAGCGTCTGCAGCTCGTACAGCAGCAGTTGTAAACTCAACAGCAGGAACAGAGACAGATCAAGCCGCTTCAGTTTCAGCAATGAAATCTTATGTTACTGGGCAAGTCTCAAGTGGTGTTGTAACTAAGAATGAGCAGTTTACTTTATCAGGAACAAACATCACTAATGGATATGTGGACCTCACACAAGTAGCGAAGACTGACTCTGTAAATTTATTTCCAAAAGGTGGATTGCCTCAGGTAGCAGGGGTAGACTACACGCTATCTTATACAGGCGGTGCAGGAAGTAAAACTAGAGTTACATTTGCAGGCGACCTTGCGACTACATTAGTGGCAGGACATGTTTTAGTTATCTCATACATTCAAGCTTAAGGGGTAAGATATGGCATTGGTGACTGGAGAGTGGTTGGCAGATTTTTTCCAAGTTGACACTGGGTCTGGTAACGGTTCAACAGTTACCTTTGCTGCCTCAGCTAAATTTGCAAAGGCAAATGCAATATGGGTTTATGTAGACGGTGTAAAAAGAACCGACTACACGGTAAATATGGGCGCGTCTAGTGTGACTTTCACTACTGCCCCTGCTTTAGGTCAGTCAATAGAATTGAAGTATATTAAAAAGAGTTTATAAGGAATTAAGATATGGGACTTTTACAGAATGAAGACTTTAAAACAGAAGCCGAGTTAATTTCTGCAGGCGGTGCTAAAACTCAGCTATTGAACGACACTAAAGTATATATGTCAGGCCTAGGGCAAACATTAGACGACGCTGTAACAATGGGCCTGATTGGCGGTGGTGGTGCTACGGGACTCATCACAGGTGATGATAACATCCCTAAAAGTACAATTGGAAATTGGCTTGCGTATGCGGACACAGCAGGAATTAGTCCAATTGATATGACAGGGGGTTCGCCTGTAGTCACGGTTACAAGAAATACCACTGCACCAATCAGCGATGTAGCAGACTTTCTATTTACCAAACCTGCTTCGAATGTTCAGGGAAATGGTTTTTCATTAACGAAAAATAGCATTCCAAATAAATACAAGTCGCGCGCGTGTATGCTTAGGTTTAAGTATTTTACTAGCTCGACCTATGTTGACAATGCTGTAGGCCTATTTCTTTATGACATCACGGGCGCAGTTGTTTATCAGCTTAATCCTCTATATCTTAAAAAGTCTGGGTTAATTGAAAGTTCATTTGCAGAAATTCAATTACCTAATACGCTTACAAGTGGGTTTAGGATTGGCTTTCATGTTATCGGGACAGATAGCACAGCTTACACTATAAATTTTTCAGAGTTTACTTTTGATGAGAAAGTTACAAGTCAAAATTCGAGTATAACAGACCCTCAATCTTATACCCCTACATACGGTGCAGGGCTTGGGACAGTAACGACAAATAAGATTTCTTATAGTAAATCGGGAAAATATCTATTAATGGATGGTGTTTTTCTAGTGGGGACACCTACTACTGCAGAAATTTCTTTAACTCTCCCCACTGGTTTAGTCGCTAGTTCTGATATTTCTTCAGCTTATTATAGTATAGTAGGTTCACTAACAGGAGAAGCTTTAGTCGGTGCAGATCAGCAGATCACGATTATAACTATTGCAGGTGCTACTAAGCTTTATTTTGGTGAGCAAAGATCTAATCAAGGGTTGACTCCATTAACTGCAGGAGCGACTTATTTTTATTCTGGGCAAAGAATTTCTTTTAGTGCGAGGATACCAATTCAAGGCTGGTCAGCAGGAACGCAAATCTCTGACATTTACACAGGGAGAACGGTAGCAGCAGATGTTTATTTATCAGCTACCCAAACGGGAGTAAACCCTAATAATACTTCTGTAAAAATTAACTTCAATGCAGTTAGAAACGACACTATCGGGGCATTTTCAACAGGAGCTTTTAGGTATAATTTTCTTACTTCAGGTTGGTATGATTTTAGCACTACAATTTATTTACTAGGTTCAAATGTCCTTGCAAATATTTATAGACTTCATATTTATAAAAATGGAAGTTTGTTTTTCGTTGGAGATCAAACAACACCGACAGCAGGCGCGCCATTTAACTTAACTGCAAGTACTAAAAGATTTTTCAATGCAGGAGACTATTTAGAGGTTTACTTATATGGTGCAGGAAATAATAGCGTTAGCACACTCTCAGTTTATGAAGATGGGACAGGGGCATGGTCTTATTTTAATATAAATAGAATTGCAGGTGAAAATCAACCACTCGCGAGCGAAAAGGTTTTATTAAATTATCAGGACACATCTGGAACGTTAGTAAACTCAATTAATCAAATTTTAACTTTTGATACAAAAATAACCGACACAAGGGGAATGTATACAGCAGGGAATATTGTTTCAGCTAAAACAGGTTTTTTAAGTTTAAATTCAAGGGTTGAATATCAAGCTTTAGCTTATACAACATCTCAAAAAATAAATTTAAGTGTTTTTATAAATGGTAATATTGTTGCTATATCTCCTGAAAATTGGGGCAACGGAGTTTCTCATACATTGGCAGCATCTGTCCACATGAGATCTTATCCTGTCAACGTTGGAGATATCATCACAATAAGATCGACCACAGATGTTAATAATAATAAGTCAGTTACCCCGTATAGAAACACAGTTGAATTGGAGATTGTATAATGAAAAAAATTACTATTAAAAATATTCAATTTAATAATGAGGGTTCACTTTTATCTAATGATGAAAATGAAACTAGTAATTGGATTTATGACATTTCAATTAAAGAAAGCTTTGGAAAATCCGCACGTTGGTTATGGTTAGATCAGGCCACTGCATTCGAACTCTCCCGCGAAGACGATAGAAGAGAAATTGAGGTTCAACCTGAAATCCCTGAGTATATCGACGAGGATAACATATTCCATGACGCAACCCCTGCAGTTTATAGAACTGAAATTCATGTCCCAGATGATTTTACAATCACCATAACTGACATCACCACTCAGTATAATTACGAACAAAAAAAACAAGCATTAGATAAAAAGAATGATGCCGCATATGATGTGTTTTTGCATATGGACACTATGTTTGATGCTCTACCTGTAGAAAGCATCATAGCTATATTAGCTCGTGCAGACATACAACAGATCATTTTTTATCTTAGAACCCTTGGTTCTCTTGAATACACTAAAGCTATGGTTGATGCTTTACCGACCGATGCAAACATAACTCAAGAAATGGTTACAGATATTTCTAACTACATACAGGGTAAATTAGATGGGTTACATTGAAAAAGAATTAGAACGAAACAGGAACGACCACGACAGTATAAATAAAGAGGTTGCTTTAATCAAAGACACTCTCCATTGCAATCGAGTTATCATTTTACAAGAAATGAATACTAACTATTGCAACATTATGGAAGCCATTAACCAAAATAAAACAGATATAACCAAGCTTAAGACTAAGTTTGTTTTCTTTTGTGCTGCTATCAGCTTGCTTGTTCCACCAATTGCAAATAAAATTCTAACGTATATAAAAATAGGAGAGTGATATGACAGACCATAAAGATATTTTACCAGATGTAAGTGTTAATGGTGCAGTTAAGAACGTTGAGGAAATTTTATTTTCCTTATTTCTAGTAGCTGAAAAGTGTAAAGAGAGATTTGCAGACGGTGTTCAGTGGACCGACTTTATTTCACTCTCCAAGTTTTTAATTGCAGACTCAGAGTTTAGAAAATCTTTACATGATGCCATGGAAGACCTTACTCTTATGAAAGCTATGCTTTTAAGATTAAACATATTAGACATGATGGCGCTTTATCACTACTCAGATAAATTGATTAAAAAACTCGTGACTAAATAGGGGCTTAGATGGCAATTTCAAAATACCCTGACAATTTTGTTTTAGTAAACTCACAGCAGACTAAGCAGGTGTCTCTTGTCGTTGCCATTGAAGACGTTCCCTACTATTTTTCTTTTAGTGATATATATACGCGCGTGCGCTATGGCGACCCTGATATAACTTACGGTATGCAAGGATTGATTTATGGTGGTCTTAGGAGAGTAGCAAACGTAAAGGACTATTTAACTTTAGAGGGTAGTCTTTCGATCACTCAAAGGTTAGAACCAGAACAAGGCAGAGGTTCAATCCAGACTTTTAATTTAGTCCTTATTGATAAAGATGGGCTACTCACTCAGCTCATCACACCAACTATAGTGGTAAACGAACCCCTAGGCGGTAAGCAAGTAAAAATCATGATGGGCTATTTGAACACATCATTTCCCGAAGACTATTTCACGCTATACCTAGGCAATATAACAAGTACAGCAGTACAGGGCGCTAAAATTTCCCTTGCTTTATCAGATGCAAATGCTCGTCGTAGGCAGCAGCTCGCAGATATAGGGACTACATTTATAACAGCAGGGGTTGATGCTGTTCAAACCGTTATACCTGTATTATCGACTCAGGGATTTTATCAAAAAATTCTAGGCCCAGACGCTACTTACTATTCCAATTTAAAATTATTTATAAAGATTGATGAGGAAGTTATGCAGTACTCATCATACTTACCGACCTCAATTAATGTCACGAGGAACGCTGCCCCCATAGGATGGTTCCCACTTGGTGCAGATATCCATGATGTGAACGCCTCAGTCTCAAACACTATTGAGATAGGCCCAGAGAACGCTATAACCTTAGCTTTAATGATGATGCTGTCTGGATGGAATGGCCCATGGACCACAGCTCAGAGCATACGAGCTTTAGGAACAAACTTAGACCTATCAAGTCCTATTTCAAACTGCATTCTACTCCCTACTAATAAGGATGGGATAGACGACTACGGGCTTACCTTTGGCGACTATATAACGGTCACAGGTTCCACAGCAGGGAATGATGGGACTTACACCGTAGTTGAAGTGTTGGACGATGTTGGAGGTCTACCAAATAGGCTTGTACTAATTAATCAAACTTTAAATATTGAGTCACCATGCTCAGCTACTTTTTCAATCAGATCAAGATATGATGTTTTACCTATAGGCCTAGGGCTTAAGCTAAAGCCAAACGAAGTAGACGTTGCAGGGCATGAGTATGTAAGAGATAACTATCTATCAGGTCCAGAAGTAAACTTGCATTTTTACATAACTGATAAAACTTCTGGTAAAGATTTTATTGAGAAAGAATTGTATTTTGTTATCGGGTGCTACTCACTCACTCGATATGGTAAACTCTCCATTGGGTTCACTAGACCGCCAACACTTTTAGGAGATAAACTTGTTACTCTTTCTGCTGATAACATTCTTAACCCTGCTAATATTATTTGGAACCGTGCTACTAATACGCGGAGATTTTATAATTCGATCAGCTACGATTTTGACTATGATGCTAATAACGATATTTTTTCTAGTGGTATTAAAAATCTTGATGCCGATAGCATCGGAAATTTTCAGCAGACTTCTTCACTAGCTGTTCAATCCAAAGGTGTGCGAACTATTCTAGGGGGTGAACAGCTCGCACAGAATACTACTCGCAGGTTTTTACAAAGATTTAAAGACGCGGCTATCGAAATACAAGTTGAGGCATCATTTGGTGCAGGGGTTGTGATTGAAGCAGGCGACGTGGTAGTTCTAAAAGACAATGGAGATTTAAAAATACCTAATATATATACAGGTGTGCGTGATGCAGGCGAGGCGCTTTATGAAGTTATAAACAGGGCGCTTGATATCAGGACAGGAGTTACTAAACTCACTCTCCTTTCTGGTATTCAAGACTCAAGGTCAGATCGCTATGGGCTAGTGTCGCCTGCTAGTAACATCACGACCGCGACTACTACAAGGCTTACTATTTCAGGACTAAATGAGAACTTAAAATGGACTGCCCATATCGGGCAAATAGTTCTTATCCGATCGCTCGACTACACTACTTACTATCACGAGACTACGCTATTTGGGTTCGATATATTCAATCCCAACATTGCAGTGGTAGACACACTCCCGAGCGCACCACTTGCAAATTATGTTATGGAGTTACCAAAATACTCCACCTCTACAGACCGAGAATATCAGCAGCTTTACAAACAGATGTATGCATATTTTAGCCCGAGCATTTCAATCCTTACGGGCTATGACCATTTTTCTTTTGGTGTGTCCCCTACAGATGCGGCTAAACTTTTAGCTACATCAATGGCAGTAGTTCATAGTGTTGACTACACAGTGGAGAGTGAGGAAAATATTATTGACTCAGTCGTGGGAAATTTAGTGACTCTTAGAAATGATCTAGGCTTTACACCTAGTGCAGGATATATTTTAGACATGACAGGCTTTCCAGACTTACAACCAACTTATAGGGCATCATAATGAGTAACCAACCAAGTTCAAGAAATTATTTGCAAGCAGAGGCCGTAGACTTTAGGAGTCCAGTTTCAGAATCAATGCTAAAAACATTTGCAGGAACAGCAAATTGGCTTTTAGATAAAGACACGACAAACGACACTGTAACTTTTCCTAATATTGCAAGTACGATAAGTACGCTTACAGGGAGAGTTAATAATTCGGTTTCATTTGCAACATCATCTAAAACACAAGTGGGTTTTACTGTAGGAGGAACAAACACAATTCCAATTACTACAAATTCCCACGAGATAAAAATAATTCAAGCAACATTCAACCCGTTTTTTCCAACTCCTGCAGACTCTCCCCAAATGGGAACGGTGCTTGTTTCGTCAGTAAGTGGAACATGGTTAGGATGGGCGCAATCAGGAAGCTTGTTTTTTCTTTTTCCAAGCTCATCAATAGTTTTCACAAATGCTACATCGACTTATATGGAATATGTAACAATCACTTTTAATAATGTTTAGGATTTTATGAATATACTCGCAATCATTTCTTTTATCGTAGCAATCTCAAAACCCTTTGGCGGTGTAGTCGCTATGATTGAGGTTATCCATGATCTATTTACAATACTAATTAAAATCATTCGAGAAATAATTGACTATCTAGAAAGTAGTCACAAACCCAAGGAGAGTTTATGCTCAGAATTTTAAGCCTAGCTATAGTTTTTACTTTAGCTTTTTCATGTGGTCCCTCAGACCCGAACACACCACCATCTAATGTAAAGATTTACACAGCAGGGATGATTGCGAACGCAATGTCATCTGCTACTATCACAACTTTATCATGTGCAAATGCTGACCTTGTTAAGTCTGACATCAAGGCTAAAGTTGATGCTTGGTTTGGACTACCTCAAAATAAAGATATTCAAAAAGGAATATTAGGGTCAGTATGTAGCGCTACAGTAAGCGCTATTTTACCAATGGTGTTTGGAAGCTTAACAGCTATCACGATAAAACCTGAGTGGGGTTGTACTGGAAAGAACGTGTCCGATGTGACTACTAAGATTGCATCACTTGCTTGTAGCTTCATTCCTATCTGATTTTCTAGGCCTACCAACTTTTGATTTTTTAGCCTTTCTAACCTTTTTAATTTTACTTTTTTCCTCAGGATAAACTAAGCAGTACAGCTCATCAAATGCCATTTGCGATAGCTTAATCATTAACTCGAGTTTACCCAATGCTTGTTCTAAATCATTTTTTCTCATTGTCTGTTTCCCTTTTTTCTGGTTCTTGGTTATCAAGAACCTCATCTGTTTTTTTTATTTCCTTATCCTCTTTTACTCGCTTATCTATTTTATCCCTTATCATATCAGCTCTGACTTGATCGAAATTTCGTTTGTTATTAAACCTCATCTAAATTCTCCACCATAAAAAAGGGGTCTACCCAATCACTAGCAGACCCCACGCAATAACAGATTAACTACAGGAGTGATTCTTGCTTGCTTGTGCCAACAAACAAATCTAAAACTTTATTTTCAAATGCTTTAAAATCTTGTTCTGTATAGTCCAATCTTTTTTTATCTAGGCCTATACGTCTATACATATCATTCTTTTTAGTCTCGTTTCCATCACAGTAAAACGACACTCTATCAATAAAACTTTTACGAGCTATAAGCATTTTAGTTACAGTTTCTTTCTGTTTTTCTTCTTCTACATGCTCATGTAGCTCAGACAATTCTTTATTTGTAGGGGCATCATCACAATGCTCGTCTATAAATTGACTCGTGTCTGGTAGCTCGACGTCTGAACTTTTAAAAAGGTTCTCAATTGCCCTCATCACTACAGTTTTTTGTTCTGGTTTTTTAACTGCAGTCTTATTCCAGTCAGCGATCTTTTTACCCGTAGTCTCATCGATGATAAAAGGCATGGCCCCTGCAAACATATCAGTACGGTCCTTGTCAATCTCAGCGAAATGTCTTTCGTTGATTTTAAATGCTATAGTTAACTCGTACTCAAACCCATCCCTTTGGGTCATCTTAGTTCCGAGCTTCTCAATCTTAGTTTTATTTTTATCATCCTTGCTGATCTCATATTCGGTCTTAGTTCTACCACACAAAATAAGATGCTTATTAAATTGCTTGATTGCCTCGATAAATTTGTTATGTGATGGGGTAACATTTTTCCAATCGGCAAAGCGCCCCCCATATTGATTGACTAAATCAAGGCAACCACCTTGACCGTCCCACTCGTGAGAAATGCTATCGACTATAACACACTCGATATCCTTGTTTGCATAAAGCATTCTAAGCACCTCAATATATCGTGTGGGTGAATAGGGAGGTTGAAAATCAATATGTAAAAAGTCCCCTAGATGTGAGTACAATTCAGCAGATCTATTTTCTGTGTCGACCACGCAAATTTTATTCCAGTCTGTGACCATGCCACGAGCTAACTTTAAAGCGCTCATTGTTTTACCTGACCCTGAGGACCCAGATAAAAGTAACTTTAATTTTACTTGTTCACGTGATGCTTTTTTAATTTCAAATGCCATGTCTTTTCCTTTTAATTTGACAACCATTATTTGATAGCTGTATATTTACACTAAGTTTTTAATATGGCAACAACTATTTCTAAATTATTTAGTGTAAGTATTGAGGTTGAAATGAGAGTTAAAAAAGATAAGCCTGTAAAAAAGAAAATAGGGCAGCCTCTAAAAAGGGGTGAGCGAGGGGTGCAGTTTTCGGTTTATTTTCCAGTAAGCTTTTTGGAGAGTTTTTTAGAGAGGGTAAAAGAAGAGGGTAAAAATAGGAATGATGTTTTATACGAATTGGTCAAGGGCTACATGAGATAGCTACTCTTCAACCTCACCAAAGATCGAAATATAAAGTTCCACATTGATATGTTTTTCTGCCCATACTTTCGCGCGCTCGATTGAGTACGGAATTATGTCCTCACCAAAGCCTGCTGACTCAGTGTCATGACTAGCGTATTTTGTAGACGCATTTCCTGCACCGTAAAGGAACAGCTCGCCTGTTTTCTTTTTGAAAAGCGTTTCTTTATAGTGTTTGAAATCGGTTTCTGGGTATTTGGCTTCATAGATAGCTAAGGCCTCTGCGGTGTCCGTGTCATAAAGTTTTCCGTTGATAATTTTTTTCATGATTTCCCTTTGAAAAAGTAATAAGGGAATAGATAGCAATAATAGTTAATTAAATCAATAGGTTATTTCCATACATAATATGGAATTTCACTTGATACTTCAGATACTTTCACGTTATCACTTAATACTTCTATTTTTAAAATATTGTCCGTTGTAATTTCTCTGAATTTTCTTAATGCAAATATCACCACGCCATAATAAGGATCGTCACAACATCTTGCATCTATTTGCACAAAATAATCTTGATTAGTACCTTCAGGAGTTTTTACATATTCAATTTTTACTAAATATATTTCAGTCATTCCCTACTCTCCTTTTTAATCCTAGATTTTTCTATAATTTCTAAATAACCTGTATTTTGTTCAATTAATGTAGTTATTGTATCCTTTAAAATACTTGTAACTTCAGCTAATCTTTCATGCAAAGTTAAAATTTCAGACTCTATTTTTTCAATTCTTTTTCTTTCTTGATGCTTTTCAAAAGTTTCTATTTCATTCATTTCTCACTCTCCTTCTCGCCATGCTTTTAACATATGGTCCATTGGCCAGCAATGACCGCATAAATATAAAGGTAAATAAATATCTTTACTTCTTTTATTGCAATGTTTATTTTGACACTCTCCCTCTGTTTTCTGTCCCATTTTTATGCATGCAAATGTTTTTCTTTTAACAAGGTATGGAGAGTCTTCTCTTAACCCATATTGTTCGCATAATTCTTTGGCTCGTTTTTCTACTTCACAAGAAGCAATATCATCTATTATAGATTGAGTTCCATTTTTGTTTTCAGGATTGTATTTTGCATAGAATTTTCTAACATCATCTAGTTCACTCATCTTTATGTCCTTGGTGTATAGTGTAGCGATATACTACACTATAGGTTAGAGTGTGTCTACTAAATAATTAGAGTTATTATTAAGCTACCTTAGATGCTTTTTTTACGGCCTTTTCGGGCTTGGCTTCTGCTGTGATAGACTCTACTTGTAGCATCTCATTTGCGAGCTGCTCATTCATAGCTATCTCTATTGCTTCTTGCTTAGCTCTTTCCTTGGCCTCTTTAGCTGCTTTTTGCTTAGCATGCCAAGCGCGTGAGCGGGCGCGCCTTTTTTCTTTTTGCTCGTCTGTCTCAATTTTTCCGCTCTTACGAGCTGAGGATTTTTCCGACGCCTTGCCTTTTTTAAATGGCTTCTTCTCTACTGCTGCCATTGCCTGCGCTTGAAAATAGCCCTTAATGGCTAACTGAACTTCTTCTCTAATCACTGCTTCAATAATACTCATTCCTTTCATAAATACCCCTTTGATTGGTTAATCTGATAAAACAAGAATAGCATAAAGCAGCAATTAATGCAACACAAAAAGTCAAGTATTTAAATACTCCCTATATAAATGAACATGTAATATTTATAACATAATGAATTGATTGAGTATTATAATGTTTTGTAAATAAAACTTATTGATCACCCTTTAGCTTAAAGGATTTTATGAATTCCCTGTACTCGGAAAATGAGTGGAAAATAACAGGGATATGATATTGCCCGCCCGTCCAGAATTCAAAGCCATTAAAGCGGAAAATTCCTATGGCAGTGGTGATGCCCTCGAGGTCCTGCACCTCATCTTTATGGATATCCTTATCATACTTCAAAATAGACTGCACCTTTACAGGTCCAAAAATAGAACTATACAGAGTGTCATTTATTTTTACATCGCTCAGATCAATAACTTTCATATCACCCCTACCAAAAAAAAAGGTCTAGCTAGGATGCCAGACCTTTTTAGTAGACATATCATAGACTTACGTGTATGGTATGCTAAAAGCGACTCGATAAAAGTTTTGCACACTCTTATTTTTGTCTGCTCAAATTTACTTTTTAATACTATACAGCTAGTAAAAAGAAGCTCATTTGCATACCCAAAAAATAGACCATTTTAAATCAAAAGTAAATAGCAAAGGCTATGAGTCAAGTATATTTATTTCTGGGTATATCACAGTTTTCATTGCGTCTAAAACAAAATTATTTAATTCTAAATATTCAGGCTTTTTAAAAATCCTAGGGGAGGGTTAATGAACTACATGGGCCGTTATGTTTCTACAGATGTCACGCTTCTAAAATTGAAGCACACCGAAGCCATAGTCTATTGCAAGCTAAAAGAGTGGCTATATATCGCTGTAAGAGACGGGATAAATTTCGATGGGGAGAAATATTTTGTAAACAGAACGCATGATAAATTAAAAAAAGATTTAAATTTAGAATTTACTTATGATGCGCTTGCCAAGATCATAAGCAAGCTTCAGAAAAAAGATTTAATAAAAATTGAGATAAGTGAAAATAATAACCAAGGAAATAATTATTACTTTCCGAACCAAGAAAAACTATTAGTCGAAATGCATGCGTCACATTTTCACGATATAAATCTAGGGAAAGTAGTTAAAATGGCATCAATTGATGAAAATGACACCTTAATTGACACTCCCCCTCTCGCCAATTCGCTACCCCCTCTCGCCAATTCGCTACCCCCTCTCGCCAATTCGCTACCCTTATCATTATATCAAAATAATAAAATAAATAATAAAAGCAAGCAGCAGGCGGCTGCCCCTCTTTTAGATTTTGTTACCTATGAGAAAATATGCGCTAAATTTAATTGCGATGTGTCGACCGTTAATAGAGTATTGGCATATTTAAAGGGGGGTAGACCCGATGTGCAGGACCCAGTGAGATTTCTAATGGCCAGAAGCTACCTAGCGCCCGAATTTAAGACCCTAGTCGATGTAAAGGTAAAAGATTATGAGGAAAATCAAGCTCGCTTAAAGCGCGATCTGGAGGCCTTAGAAGTTGAAAGAGAGAAAATTAAGCTACGAGAGATAGAAGCCGAGGCCCAGAGATTAGAGGATGAGAGGAATATGCTATCACCTGAAGAGCTAGCCAATAGAGTAAAAGCTATGTATGGGGTAAAATAGTCTAAGGGCATTAGGTAACCCCTAGACTATAGACATTAGATTAAGAGTTTCATTTTTAATCTTAAAAAAAGGTAGAATATCGAATGGAAACAGTCAAGCATAAATGCGCTTACGACTTCAAAACCCAAACCGAGTTTGTTGTTTGCAATGCTTTAGCGAGCATCAATAAATACTCAACTAAAGGCGTAACATATAACTATAACTTGGTTACATGTGAACAGTGTTTGAAATTAAGGGGTAAAAGCTACAAGATTTTAAAGGAAGAAGCTGAGCTAAAAGTAAACGAATTTAAAAAAAAGGTGGGGAATAAATAAACCCCACCCCTCAACTTCATCATCATTTTGGGAAACTATGATTGAACCTAAAGTCTATTTTGTAGATTGCTTATTGTCAATTTTTTGGACCTCGTCGATTGTCCACATGATGCAATATAAATCATCGCGCTGACAGTGGTAAAAAGGAACGTATTGATAGCCTTGATCTCCACACTCTCCACCCCAAGAGTTTTTAATTTTAAAATAACCACCCCCTAAAACTCGAGAGTCTAAATAATACCCGACTACTGATAGGGCGTGTCCACCGTCTACCTTGGCAGACTTCGGTGCGATAGTAGCATCACAGTTCATCATTGACTGAGTCACATTCATTCCGATGTAAACAGGATGGCCCTTATCGAGACTATCAATTGCCTTTTGGATATCGTCGCCAATGTAGGTAGTTTTTTTCAAGTAAACATTGCAGTTTTCGGACTTGGTATAACCTGCCTTAGGTTTTATATTTTTTATGGGCCACGACTTTTCAGTAGTCACACACTTTTTATTTTCCCATGCTTTAATAGCAGCTTCGCACGAGTATTGCTTATAAGCTGACCAGACATGGCGCTCGCTTAAGTCGGTGTTGCCTAAAAAATTTTCCATGGTCGCGGCTAAACTAAATGCAGTACAGGTCCCGTTCCATTGCGAAACTATAGGGGCGTCTTTACCTGATAGGTCCGCGCCTTTACCTACAAATTTAATGGCCTTTATTTCTCCTTTCTTTTTAGTGATTTTTTTGGACCCGAAAAACTCACTCTCCTTTGCAAGGTTTTTTACTCGTTCATTGTAACCACTATCAGCGCGCACACTTTTTTCAGGCGCCTCAAACCCCTCAATAATTTCTTGCTGAGACATGAGCGCAAAACTTGGCAGCGAAAAGAACAGTAAAAAGATCGGACATAATAGCTTCATTTTTTTCCTTTGGTTTTAGGTTGAATTTTACGAGCATATTTTAATCTCATTTTTCTGTATTAAAAATAGGCTTAGTTTGGTCTACTAATATTGAGGCAGCACCTATTTAGGGTGGGGGTTGCCTCGCCATTCAAAAGGGAAACAATGAAATTTAGCTTTAAAATTGCTTACGACACTGACCTATCGAAAAATAAAAAGTTTTGCGGAACACGATCAGGGCGCTTCATTCAGAACCCTGTTTACAAAGCGGCTAAAAGAAAAGTGATCTTTCAAATGAAAGCCGCCCTACGGACTCATCCGAACCCAGTAAAGTTTGAACCCAAAACTAAGGTTTATATTTCAGCTATTTTTTTTAGACCTGATTTTAGAAGTGATATTCAAAACTTTCAAGAGGCCTTGTGTGATTGCATTGCTGAGGTGATTGGGGTTGACGATAGGTATTTCGCTTTTAAAAGTTGGGACTGGGAACAGGATAAAGAAAATCCTTGCGTGTACGTGGGCGTGTTTAGTCCTGATGAGTTTCTAGTATAGAAGCAATCTCGTGTTCAACTATCAATAAACTTCTTTTTAAAATCAAACCATCTCTGATTTTTTCAAAAATAAATTCAGCTTCTCGATTTGTTGAGAATTTCATAGTGTAAGAGTCCAGAAAATTTTCGTCCTCAGAAAAAACCACTGCTATTTTATTAACATTTATTTTTAAAAAAATACTAGTTGATCTATCTAAATTGATTAAATCATTTTCGTAAGATAACCACATATCAACTCTCCTTAATTTTATAATTAGACATCTATTTTTATTCTTCCTTATGGTCTCAGGTACTCCTCCCGCAAGGCGGGTGAGCTAAATGTAATTTTAAGAAATGACCCGCAGTGCAGGTCTGACCTGCTTCCCGATTGGCGGTCTATACACTCTTTAAAATGTTTACTGCGGGATAAATTCACCAACATCTGATTTCAGATAATTAATATTATAGGAAACTAAGGCTTTAATAATCCATTAGAAACTAAAACCTTGTATTTAATCACAATGTTTCTAACCGAACTACAACTAACCCCTACAATACGAGCAATATTTCTATAGGTTTCACCTTTCTTGTGTAAATCAATCACTTGTTGATGTTGGAATTCGGACATTCTGATGGCAATTTTATTGCCACAATTTTTACATATCATTTCTAACCTCTAAAAAGGAATTTCATCTGCGGTTATATTAGTACTAGGATTGCTTGCACCATAAGGAATTCCACCCCACCCCTGCAACTCTTGCTTGGGTTCAGGTGCTTGACCGCCATCCTTTTTACTGTCTAGGAACTGGATTGATTGCACGTTGATATTGGTAAAATATTTATCCTCTCGTTTGGTAGTGGAGAGTTTGCCCTCGATGTAGACCATGCTTCCTTTGCGTACATAGGACGTGATTAGTTCAGAAGTTTTACCAAAGGCAATGCAGTTATGCCATTCTGTTTGTTCTTTCATTTCACCACTTACTTTATCTCGCCACTTCTCGCTAGTCGCAATCGAAAAAGTACAAAAGCTATTTCTAGTTTCTGGGTCCTTGCCCACTCTCCCAATTAAAAGAACTTTATTTACACTCATTGTTCACCTCTATTTGTTAGTTATTAAGTCTAAAGTTACATACAGGAAAGATGACATAGCTAAGATGTGATAAATCACAAGCCAAAAAGGCATTGATTTTTTTTGAACCCTTTCCACCCGATCAAACATGCGCTCTAAATCTTGCGGCTTAATTAATTTTTTACTCATTCATTTCTTCTTTTGTTATAAGCCTGAGAGTTTCAAATTTTTGCCTGTTCAAAATGGCCTCATTGATTAGGTTTTTAATAAGAGTCGGGACACCTGCTTCATGGATAACTAAAACCGATTTACTTGATCGCAAATAGCATTGATCGCGTAAATAATATTTCCCTTGATCGTCTATTCCAATTGAACAAACCTTACACCTTTCGTCTGATCTCATCGCCATGACTCGCCCGAGCGATAGGCCATTAGAACTGTATGCGGATGAGGATAAGCGATAAACTACCCACACCCCTTTTTCAATTGGAGTTCCAAACATGTCTAGCATTTTACATCTCGCTTATTATTCGAAGTTGTTCTAATTCCTCAGCGTCTTTTTTTTCTCTCTCAATTCTATTTTGGAAACATTGAGTACACTCATCGGCAAACTGCCCCTCTACAACTTTATCGGTCTGAACAATTTTATTGCAGATATAACAACTTATCGAAAATGTACTCACTGTTTCACCTTTCTCAGATTAGGTGTGTGTGTGATGGGGTCTAGGAGGAACTAATCTGATAAATAAAATATACTATTGTAAGATCATGATGTAAACAATTAAATGCATTTTACTCGGTTGTTTTAGATGGGTCTAGGCCTTATCATTATAGTTCTCCATGTTAATAGTCCATGGACGGACCACCTCTTCACTGACTCTAAGGTTCTACTCTACTCTACCCATGATGATTGTGATGTTACCTCCAAAATTTTTCAGTGTAGAGGTGCGTTTGTTTTTTCGAATGCTAAAAGATTGGCATTAAAATGGTCTACATATTTTTGGTTTTTATATTTGCCGTCTACTTTAGGGGCATAGCCTGCATTGTAGTGAGCGTATATATCGAGAGGGTCTACAAGCTTAAACCTTTCTTTCTTTTGGTTCCAAGCTAGGCAACCAAACAAGATGCCATATTCAGGCTTGCACAGCTCATGTGGCAGGATTTTATATTTTGGCAGGCCTAGTTCGATAGCATAGGCCCCCATCACTTGGCATAAACCCCACGAGGTCTTCATTAAGATCTGGGCCGTGTCGCTTGAGACTTTCCAAATTTTTGAGATAGCGACCACGTCCCTTATCCATGGATAGTTCACCTCATACCTAGCAGCGCTCACATTCCCTGAGGACTCAGTTTGGATAAGAGCGCACAGGTGTCTAATGTCTATTTTGTTTTGGATAGCATTTTTTTCAACTAAAGGTAAAAGGTTTTTGTCCCATCCCTGAACGTATAAAGGAACCTGAACTTCTGAAAGTCTAAAAAACATATTGCCCCCACTGCCAAGCCACATAATATAAAGTTAAAAGCAAGACTAAATATCTTACTGCTCTCATGGTATTATTGTACTTAGATTAAAAAAAGTTTAGGATTAATTTATGAGATTTGATAACAACCAAATAATTTTCTCAAGTACTGTAGGAACAGGTGATGATGTTTTTTCGAAAGAAATAGACATGACTACTGGAACAGGTATTTGCTTTCAAGTCGAAAAAATAAATGGCGTCGGTTCTGCTCAGGTATTTTTTGAGGCGACTAATAACAGAGAAAATGTTAATGGTTGGGTAGAAATTCCTGACACCCAATCAGAAATTGGGACAGCTTACGAGGTCTTACTTTACAATTCAAAATCAAAAATAAATTATGATTATATCCGCTTTCACGCAATTGGTAGCTCTGGTAGTATAAAGATAGAGTGTCGCTACTCACTAAATGGATTTTAATGAATAAAAAATATATTGAATTTCCATCAACTCAATACGTTTCAATAATACCAGACCCAAACGAGGTAGCTTTAAATATTTATGATGAGGTAACAGCAGTCCCCTCATCGGCAAGAACCTCAATAGTGAGTTACACTGTTCCACTCGGGCAGTCTTTTTATCTTAAAAGGATTGAGTTTGCAGCTTCAAATATTTCTGCAATTGAATTAGAAATAGACGCGAGCATAGAAGCAAAGGCCTATAATTGGTGGACTAATTTCAATAACTGTTTTGATTTTCATGATGGGATAAAAATAATTGGTGGAAAAAAAATAGAACTATTTGGTGAGCATAACAGACCAAATGTAGGTTCATTTAGTGGTAGGATTTTTGGAGTTTTAAAATGAGCAAAGAACAACTTAAAATAGATATGGAATATCAGAAAGTAAAAGCTGCGAAATATGAGCTACGCTATCGACTAGCAGAGAAAGAAGAAGAGATAGAAAGAATAAAAGAGCATATCAGACTGCAAGATAACAGGCTTGCAGAATTAGAAAACGAAATAACCAAGGAAGGATAAAATGAGTGACATAAATTCAAGCTTACCAATTAGATCGGAAGCAGATGCAGATCAAAGAGTTCAAATTAAAATTGTAGACTACACGACACCAACCCAAGGTGCAGAAGTAGACACGAGTGGGCGCGTACATGTGATGGTTGATAACATCGCAGGCGAAGAAATCCCAACTCAAGCAAATTTACATGACGGGGCAGGAACTGCTATCACGTCACAAGTGAATGGTACTCAACAAGCTTTAGATGTAGGGATAAACGTAGCAGGTGTTCAGGTTGACCCTCGTTCAATCCGCGCTCTTACATCAAGTGATGTAGTTAGCGCAAACATCCGCGATGCTGCAGGGACAGCTTTTTCAACTTCAAACCCTTTACCTGTGACTGTTTCGATTGACGGTGCAGGGGTAGAGACTCACAACTATTTACAGTCTGCTGCTGTAGCTGCAAACGCAACTGCAAACCATACTTTAGTGATCGCTACAGGAACGACTTTTTATTTAACAGACGTTTACGGTTCTGCTTCTGGTAAAATGAAAATTGAAGTTCAAATTGGTGATGGTGCAGTTTCAGAAGCATTCACTACTAAATTTGTTCAGTTCAATTCAACTGCTGAAACAAACACTCATGTTGATATTCAAAAGACAGCTCTTAAAGTTGTAGGGACTGTAAACGGAACGACTATTAAGATCATTAGAACTAACCTTGATAAGACAGCACAAGATCTTTATACAACTATCGTAGGTAGTTTAGTTTAATAGGTGATGTATGGCAGACCTTTCCGAATTGAATTCTAGTCAAGCGGTAAAAATAGCAGGGGCAGACTCTACGGGTTTGGAAACAAATTTCGTAGGGTCCTCTTCTAATCAAGATCTTTTTACTGCGAACATTTTCCAAGGTGCAAATGCTTGCGCTACTATTAACGTAGGGACAGGTATTGTAGAAGCTAAAGTCGGGGCGTCACGTTTACCTAATCGGAAAGGGATAACAATTTTTCATAACGGTAACGGCAATTTATTTTATGGGTGTTCCGCTTTAACGATCAGTAACGGGACCCCCATATTCAAAAATACTTCAGTGTCAATTCCTTGTGGTCCAAACGCTGCAGTTTATTTAATAGCGTCAACTGCCACTAATGACATTCGTATAATAGAGTGGGTATAAAATGATACAAACTACTAGCGTTGCCGATGCCATAGCTTTCGACCCAAATATTCCTACTCAGGTGATTGCAGATCAAGGCAATATAATGAGGTTCGATAGCATATCCCAAAAATGGATTGCAACGGAACTTTTAGTACATCACGGTTACTCTCCAATCCCTGATAGTTTCGTTACTGCAAACAATGCCACTCTACAATTAACAAGCTCATCAAACTTCGTAAACTTCTTAACTGGAAGCGGAACGCCTTACACTGTGAGACTCCCAGACGCATCCACGATAAATATTGGTTGCAAATTTGAAATTTTCAATCTAACAAATTTTGTCGTAGCGATAAGAGACTTTGCAGGAAATCTTTTATTTAATTTAAGTCAGAATTCTATAGGGTGTGCGACTCTTCAGCTTAACGGGTCCAGTGCAGGAACATGGCAATTTTGGCAAGTACTAACTTCTTCAATTGCATCTGGAATTATTTCTTATAATGTTATTTCTGCAGTGGCCTTCAATACAACGTCAAGGTTCCCAACATACGCACCCATCACTGGGTTCAATGTAACACCACAAGCAGGAACCTATGGGGTTTGGTATTCAGCTAGTACTTATTATACTACAACACCAAAAGGCCATTGGTGGGCAATAGCTAAAAATGGAACCAATGTCACTGCCTCTATCCGAAGACAGGACACAGCACATTCGAACCAAACTATGAGCGATGTAACCCAAAGTATTATTCCATGCAATGGTACAGATGTTATTTCTTTAAACGTGGCATGTGATAACACGGGTACTCTTACAGTCAACGACCGATCTCTTTTACTAATCCGTCTGGGGGCATAATGCAAACTTACTCATACATCAAAACACCTGTTAATTTCGATAGGTTGACTCTTGAAATTCAATCAAGTTCTATCTCAATAGTGCTTGATAAAATTGAGTCTGGGACAACAGAAAATGAAGTGTTAATTTATTTCAGAGCTGCAATTTCTACAGATGAGAAAACACTTTTAGATGCTATTGTATTAAATCACTCAGGTGAACCACTGCCTAGCGAGGCATTGATTGTAACCCCAACAGTTCCCCTGAACGACTATCAGCTTACAAAATTTGGTTCAACTGCTAAAAAAATAAATACAGATAACCATGTTACAGAGATCACGCTTTCAAACAAAAATGGTTATGACTATACGTTCACGCTCGCGCATACGGTAAGTATAAATCATGAGGACTCAGTTTTCTTTTATGATGCAAATGGAGAGTTTAAAAGAGTAAGTGTTGAGTCAGTTAATGGAACTACCATCACGCTTGAGGAACAAGTTGAGATAGGGACCTATGGGTTATCAAGCCACGTACACATCGACTATCTTTTACCATATCTAGGTTTTGATTGGTGGTATTTATTTGGTGCTAAATTCAATGCTAAAAATAATGGTGAGGATGATTGGTGCATCTGTGAAATTGTAACCCCTGAGGGTGAGGACGTAAAAGTCTATGATGATGTGTGGGTGGAACAAATGAACCAAGTTATACATTATACGTCCCCAGATGGTGGTGCAGGACAACTACCCCCTACATATATTTTAAGACTTGACTATTTCCCAACCGAAAGAGGGAAAATAATTAAAGTAAAAGTCGACTATGATTTAGAGGTAAAAGATGCGTGACATGCTCAGACATAATGTTAGGTTTGGAATGATAGCGCAGTCAGGCGGTAACATTTTTATTCAGAAAGCTATTAAGTTTTTTACCAGATCAAAATTTTCTCATTCTTTTTTGATCTTAAATGGTCCATTCAACGAAGCTGTTTTGCAAACAACTGAGACTGTAGTGACGGTCACAGGTTTAGTTGATAAGTTTTTTGGTAAAGACTATTGCGTTTTTTATGATGTAGAGGCTTCAATGATCGAGCGTATGTATGCCTCACAGCAGACATATGTGAAATATTCTGGCAAGTGGTATGGCTATCTATCCTACATCTATTTTATCATGAGATATTTTGGTTACAAGAAACCTTGTCCTCGTAGTTTATCATGGGGTGTAACATGCACCGAGCTTGTTTGTTTTTATCTGTCCAATCTAAACGAGAACTACAAGAAATTATTTGAGGGGAAAGATTTATCATCGTTGACACCTGAGGACCTAAGAATAATAATCGAGGAGAATAAAGAACTATTCACGGAACAAGGATGGTTAAATCATGGCAGTTATCCCAAGGATTGAATGTAAGCAATTCGTTGTAGAAAATATTGAGGTCTTAAAGCCTCACCCATCAAACTCAAATAAACACTCTCAAAAACAAATTGAAGCTCTAGCTAAAATCATTGCAAGAAATGGACAGCGTAGTCCTATCGTAGTTTCAAACTTGACGGGCTATATTGTTAAAGGTCATGGCAGGCTTGCAGCTCTAAAGCTTTTAGGATGGGAAACTTGTGCGGTTGAATATCAAGACTATGTAGATGAGGTTGAGGAACTAAGGGACCGAGTAGCTGATAACGAAATTGCAAGATATGCTGAGTTTGATAAGGAACTGTTTTTGAATGAATTGCAGGAGAGTGGGTTAGACTCAAGCCAAATTGATATGGATGAATATGGTCTGTTAGAATTTGAAGAACCTAAAATTGAAAAGGTAGACTATTCAGACAAGAACACCGAAATAAACACGGACAGCTTTGGGGATGATTTAGAACATACTTGTCCTAAATGTGGGTTTGAATTCAATGACTGAAACATATAAACCAAGCTATAAATGGAACCTAACAGACCTTGATAAAGTAGAAAAGAATGGGCTAAAAGTTTTTTCATGCTTTGCTTGTGGTGGTGGTTCTACGATGGGTTATAAGTTAGCAGGATTTGATGTTATTGGCGCAAATGAAATAGACCCAGAAATGGCTTGGCACTATCAGAATAACCATCACCCAAAGCACTACTTTTTAGAAGACATCAGGGTTTTTAAAAAAAGAAATGATCTCCCCCAGGAACTTTACAACTTAGACATTTTAGATGGTAGCCCCCCTTGTTCTAGTTTTTCAATGGCAGGAAGTAGAGAAAAAGGATGGGGAAAGAAAAAAGTATTTCGAGAAGGACAAGCAGAGCAAACGCTAGATGATTTATTTTTTGATTTTATAGAATTAGCTCATAAGCTTAGGCCTAAGATAGTAATAGCTGAAAATGTTAAAGGTATGCTTTCCGGAAATGCCAAAGGATATGTAAAACAAATAATAGGACTATTTAAAGCTGCAGGCTATGAGGTCCAGTTATTCTTATTAAATGCTGCTAGCATGGGTGTTCCGCAAAAAAGAGAGAGAGTTTTTTTTATTTGTAGAAGAAGAGATTTAGCACTTCCTGAATTAAAACTAGGATTTAATGAAAAGTTAATAACGGTAAAAGAAGCATTTGAAACTATAAAAGATATTAATTACAAAGGGAAAGATAGGTCAGATTCTAAACCAGTAAAAGAATTTTGGGGAAAAACAAGACCAGGAAAATCATTTTCTTCAGTTCACCCTAATAAATCATTATTTAATTGGTGTAAATTACCTATTAATGATGCTTCAATGTGCATACCAGCTCATTCAAATATGCTACTCCATTATGAAACGATGAGAGATATGTCTATTTATGAGTTATGTCTATTAGGTTCTTACCCATTAGACTACAAATTTAAAAATGAAAAATCAGCTGGGTATTTAATAGGTATGTCAGTTCCGCCATTGATGACCTATGGAATAGCTAATCAAATTTATAAACAATGGTTTCAACCAAGGAGCTCATAAATGGGAGTGATGGGTAGGCCTTTACTAATAGATGATGCTAAAGCAAAACTCCTGCATGATATTTGCCGTTTCAAACCGACACTTGAAGATTGCTCGGGGATTTTAGACGTAAGCGAAGACACGATTGAGAAATATATAAGGAAACATTTTAATTGCACATTTACGGCATACAGGGAAAAAAGAATGGCGGTTGTCCGCAATAATGTAGTGAGAGCGCTCATCGAATCAGCTATAAAAAAGGGCAATGTTACAGCACAAATTTACCTCACTAAAACTATGTGCGGATGGCGAGAGAACGAACCTGTAGCAGAAACAAAACTACCAGAAGTTAAAATTAATCTGAAAAAACTCTCCGATAAAGAACTGGAAACATTTAAAAAACTAATGGCCAAAGTTCAACCAGAAGAACAAGAAGACAATGCTTAAAGATTTAGAAATTGAACACGCAAGGAGATCATTCCTTGAGTTTGTTAAATATACTAAGCCTGACTACGAGGTAAACTGGCATCATAAAGCCATGTGTGAAATCTTAGAGGGGTTTATTCATAAAAGAATAAAGCGTCTTATTATACAAGCACCGCCTCGCTCAGGTAAAAGTGAGCTAGTGTCTCGTCGTTTACCTGCCTATATCCTTGGTGTAAACCCAGACGCATCTATCATAACCGCAAGCTATGGTGCAGAACTTGCTTCAATGATGAACCGAGACGTTCAAAGAATTATTGACACTCAATCTTATTATGATGTATTCCCCAACACTACATTGAACCGATCAAACGTGCGCACAGTCTCGCAGGGTAGCGCCCTTAGAAACTCAGATATATTTGAGATAGTAGGACACCGTGGGGTATATAAATGCGCAGGCGTTGGAGGGGCCCTTACAGGGATGGGCGGTGGTTTTTGCTTGATCGA